ACAGCACAGTTAAGTTGTATTTGTCCTTCAGTAGATCCTCCACCTTTTACTTCTAATATATAGCTAGTAGGTGCAACTGTTAAATTACCTGCATTGTTTTTAAGATCACCTTCAACATTAAATGTACCACCTACAGAACCATTACCAGATACATCTAATGTACCATTAGCAGATACATTATCTAGTGTAGTATCTCCTGTTACATTTACAGTTCCTGTAATATTAGCTGTAGCTAAATTAGTTGTACCACCAACTGCAAATGTACCACCTACAGTAGCATCAGTAGTAAATGTAGTCTTTGCTGAGAATGTTGATGCTGCACCAGTTTGTATTGCAGATGCTACAATATCTCCAACAGCTAAATTTGCATTAACAGTTACGTTATTAGAAAATGTTGCACTTCCTGCAACATCTAATGTACCACTAGCAGATAAGTTTGATACATCTGTATCTCCAGTTACTGCTAACGTAGACTCTACACTTACTGCTCCTTTAAATGCAGAAGCAGCACTAACTGCTAATGTATTAGATAAAGATGCAGCACCTGTTAAAGTTGTAGCTCCTCCTACATTAAATGTACCACCAACTGAAGCATTACCAGTTATGGTAGCAGCATCTGCTGACATGTTATCTGTATTAATAACACCATCAATATACAAGTCTTTCCATTCTTTTGTAGTTTTACCTAAATCAGTGACACCATCTGATGCAGGAAAGATTGCACCTGAATCAACTTCTACTTCTTGTGAGGGGCCTAATTTTTGGATTGGTCCACCTTCACCTGCAGCACCACTATGTGTATGACCATTTGTTGCAAAAGCATTTACTATCGCATCAAATTCCCCATCAAAATCTGCTGCGTTAATAACATTACCGTCAGCAATATTATTTGCACTATCGTTTCTACTTGCGTATGCATTACCCATAATAAAAATCCTTATCGTCTATCAAAAGTTCCAAATTCTAAAACTGCAGCATCTAATGAAAATGGAGGAAATGTATCACTCGATGTAAACTGTAGTGCTACATTAAATCCAGACCCTATTGTTTGTGTAGTAAATACTTTTTTTAATTTACCACCAAATGTAGAAGTTCCAAAAACTGATGTGCTTCTTCCATAAATTGAAACCTCTTGTGTTGTATTTGACAAAGTAATTGGTGCAGGTTGCACTGTATCATCTTCATCAAAATCAAATTTTAAATTTACTGTAGTATTAATACTACCTGCAGGATCTGTATACAAATGTAACTTATAAATAGTTTTTCTAAGTTGTGGATCATTCAATGTAACAAATGGTGTAAAAAATGTAGCTTCTATGTTATTACCATCTAAGCTATTACCATCTTCCATTTTATAAACATATCCACCTGAATTAGCAAACAAAATAGTTTCTGTTGAATTAAACATACTGCTATCTGCAACAAATGCTTTAAATCCTCTTAACTCAGCCCAACCAAAAAAACTACCCTCTGTTCCTGCTAGTTGTGTTCCTAATATTCCTGTAGCATTACTTTCAGAAACATTAGTATTAAAACCTAACAATCGGTATTGTGATTTACCTTTGATTGTTACACTATCAAAACTTGTATTAGCTGTAATTAAATCTGTAATTTCTTTTTGTACATTTTTAGATATTACTGCTAAATCAAAATCTCCAATTTTATCTGTAGAACTTAATGATCTAAGTCCATCTGGCCCTAAGAATACTACATCACCTGCAACTTCTTTAATAGTATCTGAATCTACACAACCAATATTAGTTGTTATAGGTTGCAATACAAAATCTGCAAGTGTATTACCAACTAATCTTTCTATTTTATTTTCACTAAATATAATTAGTTGTTCTCTAAAAGCTATTAATCCAGTTATATCTGTGCCTACACTTATGTTTCCTGCACCATTAGCAGGATTAAAATCATTATCTGTATAAGGTGATGTAAAACTTAATACATCTCCCTTTGCAAAAAATAAATGATTCTTAAAAAATGCTATATGTGATGCACCCTCTATATCATCAGGAGCACTTACTAGTGGTACATAGTTTGTATTATCATATGTAAATGGATAATTAGAACCATCTACTCCTGCTATTTTTTCTGTTAATCCTATTCTATATTTTACAAATCTTTGTTTATTTATACTAGTTTTATCACTAGTTAAAAAAGTAATCACTGCTCCATCTGCAGGGCTACTAGCTAAGTTTGGAGATATACTCATAGTAGTTCCACCACTTGTAACTGTAGGTGTTCCTGATACTGTATACACTAAAGTTACACCTGCAATTGTAAAAGTATCTCCTGCTTGTGGAATAGATGTTAATCCATCTATGGCTAAACTACCACCTGTTTGACTTGCTCCATTTACTAAAGGTGTACCATATTGAGTAACATTTATTCTAGTCCAATTACTGCCAGTAGATTTATATAAATGATTATTTCTACTTGCAATAGAAGAACCTCTCCATGCAGCTAATCCTGTAATACTACCCCTATTAGTTGTAAAAGTTACATCTGCTTGATCTGCAGGTGAACTTGCTAAACTAGTCGATAATGTAAGTGTTGCTCTTTTAGTTGCAGTAGCCCAACTCACACCACTAACTGTATATGTCCCTGTAACTCCTGCTATAGTAAACGTATCTCCATTTTCAGGAGTTATATACAATCCTGCTACAACTAATGTTGTACCTGTTTGACTTGCTCCATGAACTTTAGGAGCACCAAATGCAGGAACTGTATTAGTATCAAACTTACTGTAACCTAATACTTTTCTATAACCGCCCTCTACTGAAGGTTCAAAGTTTCTTAATAATCTAGCACTACCAGGTTTTTGTGAACCTTGTTGTAATGGTGATAAACTACTTACTAAACCTTCTTTAAACTCAAAAGCATATGTTTCTAATCTATCTGCCATTTATGAAGCCAGTCTATAAACGTATGTACTTCTTTGTGTTCTTGTTAACATAGTAGAACGAACATAAGTATTTTCATTTATAAGAACAATTCTCATGTTCTTTAATCCTGCTTGAAATTTTTCTTTTGCAACTAATGCATCTTGTGTATTACCTCTAAACATATAAGCATAATACATAGCACCATCAACAATTACATTTCTATATATTTCAGGTATTTTTGGCACATCTGTAGGATCTACTAAATCAACACTTGTTAAATAGTATTCATATACAACTGTGTACGTTTGATCAGGAGCAGGAGATATTACATACTCTAATCCTGGAGCTTTTGATATAAAGACAGGAACACTTCTTAAACTAGTATCTGGTGTATATTCTTGTTCAACAAATCTTTCAAGATATTCTTCATATCTTAAAACTCTTAACTTTTGTGTTCTATTTCCCAGTGTTTCATCTTCTTTAATTCTAAATGTTTCAAAATCTACAACTGTAGCATTAGCAGGAAAACTATATCTAGTTGTACCAACAGATAAGACATCTTCTTGCTCCACAAAATTATAAGGCCAGTGTGGATACTCTTGATCTATTTCTTGTATAGATGCATTAACACTATCTTTAACTTGTGAATGAAAACCTGAAGTATTAGAAAAATTACTAGTAATAAGTTCTACTTCATTAAGTCTTCTATTTACTTCATTAACAAGCCCAATATAATTATATGCCATTAAAATTCCTTAATAGGTAAAGTAACAGATCTTTCTGCTACTGTTCCACTTGTATCTAATATTTGACAATGTAATTTATACTTTGTATTATTTGTGCCTAATCCTAAATTAACGGTAGCAACTGTATTAGTATTAGATACTCCTACTAAATGTAAATTATTTACAATAGTCCCTGTATTAAATTGTGTTTTTACACCAGATGAATTATTAACAAACCATGTAACTGTATCTATAGTTGCTTGACTATTTAAAAATCTAGACCAATCCATACTAAAATCTACTGTTTCATCTGGATCTTTACTGGGCCATTTAAGTGTCATATTATGCTACCTTTACTGTTCTATCTAAATCAGTGTTTCTTCTATGAACATAAACTGTTCTACGTCTTTCATAATTATCTTTAACAGTATTAAAGTCAAATACATTAGTTGTTAAACTTATACTACCTAATCCAGTTGTTCCTTGTGTGCCATTTACATTTACTATTTTGGTAATACCTACAGCCTCTGTAGTTATATTAGGAGAACCTATTTGTCCTGTTCCAGATACACCATCTGGAAACATTGTTAAATTATTAGAAGCAACTCCATATCTATCTGTACCAAAAACACCAGTACCATAAAAAGCACCTGTATTATTAGTTGTTGAA